GGCAATCACTATGTCGTTGCGCACTTGCCCAGTCTGGCCAAAGCGATATGACCGCCTGACAGCCTGATAATGCTGTTCGTATGAAAAGCTGATCGATGCGAATACGGCGTGTGCACAATGCTGCCAGTTCAATCCGAAGCCCGCCAGCTTTGGCTTAGTGACCATCACGCGAAAGTCACTATCCGCAAACCCTAGCAGCAATTCTTCTTTCTGTTCTGGCTTCATGTTGCCTCGCACTTCTTTTGCGCCCGGTATCAATTCCGCAAGCAACGCGCTTTCTTCGTTGCTTTCACACCATACCGTCACCAGCTTATCGTGAGTGGCAAGTTCCGCCGCAGCCTCGCACCTAGCGCGCATGGTCAGGCGCTTTTCCGAATGGAAGCTGGTCGCGCTCAGTTCAGGGATACGAAACAACATCCCCTGCGTATCCTCCTGCCGGTCAGCCTCAACCCGATGAACGCGGCGGTCAATCTCAGGCAAGATGTATCCCGTATCATCGCCGCCAAGATCGCTTGGAAGCGTAGCGCAGCGCGACCACGACGCCACCCAAGACCAGAACGGCTCAACCGCGTGACCTTTCAACCGCCAGTCTTGGCTTGCCGTGCTGGTATCGTTAATGAACCACTTGGATAGCATTTCCTGCTGACGCATGACGCCAAGAAATTCTGCGTGGTTGCCCAACTCCATGTGATCGTTAGGGCTAGGCGTTGCGGTTGCAGCTAGCTTGTAATGGCAATCCTTGAACGCATCCATAAGTATGTTGCGAGTGCGACCGGCAAACGATTTCAAGATGCTGCTTTCGTCCAGAACAACGCCACCAAAAACAGACGCATCCAAACTTGGCAAACGCTCGTAATTTGCCACATTGACGCCATGCACAACATCATTTGCGTTCCTGATCTGCGTTGCCTCAATGCCAAACTTGACACCTTCGCGGATCATCTGCGCGGCTACGGCAAGAGGCGTCAGGATCAACACAGGCTTGCCAGTGTGTTCAAACACCTGCCTCGCCCACTCCAATTCGCACAGGCTCTTTCCCAGACCTGTATCGAGAAACAACGCAGATCTGGCATTTCGCAACGAAAATTCCACAGCGGCGACCTGATGCGCCTTCATGTGTGGGTTCATATCGGTCGGCATCCTCTTTGGGGCAAATCCTGCCTCTGCCAGCAATTCAGCCGCGCGCTCTTTGCTGACGACTTCGCGGGGTTCCGGTGTGGGTTGATGCTGGGGAATGGTTGCCGCCAGCTTCTTTCCGCGCGCCACTTTGCACAGCGTTACGATATCCCCTGGCGTTGGTCTCAGGCGCGGGTTCTTGCGGTTCCATTGCCGCAACGCCCATACGACCTGCTCTTGCGTCCATTCCTGCAATTCATCGCACCACCACGCAAGCTGTGCTGACTTAATTTCCTCAGCCTCGTGGGGCTGGAAATACGCGCTCAGGACGGTGCGAACGTCAAAAGCTATCCTCGCTCGGTGATCTGATAGACCTTGCGGCGAAAGCGATTTGTCGTGCTGTGGCGTCGGGCTTGGGATCTCCTGTCGAGTTGTTATGTCCGTTCCCATTTTCTCTTTCCTTTGCTTTGAAATACCAATCAGCCTGCACCGACTGCCAGCCTCGCTCCTCTGCCATCCCAAGCGCATCGTCGGTGTCGCCTTGGGCTTGGAATATGCGCTCAAGCTGTTTCGCCTGTCGCTTTGCTGCCGTGACGGTTAGCGCCTTGCCCTTTTGCTTTCGCCTGTATGCTATGAAGCTAGCAACTGCATCAGGTGAAGCCCACCTGCATAGAACGTCCGAAATCTCTCTCGCGTTATTAGATACTGACGGTTCTTGATGGTTATATGATGGTTCGGGTGCATGTGGTGCGGGGTTTATTGCATCCATATGCGGGGTTTCTGCATCCATATGCGGGGTGCATGTGGTGCGGGGTGCATGTGGTGCGGGGTTTTTGACGGTATAAACATTGCAGTTTTTGCGCCCTTTGCCCGTGTCGATGTGCAGCCATCCTTGCGCCTCAAGCCGTCGGATAATGACTTGAACGCCTCGTTCGCTCATGCACGTCTTGCGGCATATTCCGGCAATGCTAGGCCAGCACTCCCCATCATCGTTTGCAAAGTCAGCAATGGCCAAAAGAACAAACCTCTCGGCCTGCTTTTCGGGGCCGTGGTCCCACACCATAGACATAATTTTGATGCTCATTTACCGCGCGACCTTGCAATTGCTTTGCGGTTTACCCATCCCCAAACTTTTTTTGATGGCTTGCATGGGTTTCTGTGCAAACCTTCTGGAGTATGACCGTATTTTTCGTAAAACTTGTGCCAAGCCCAACCAGATGAATACCCCCTATCAATTCCAATCTGTATCAGGGCAGAAAAGAAATCTTGCTTTTCACTAATAGAAGGCTCTGCAACAAAATCCTTCATCTCTTTAGAAACTTGAGACGCTGAAACAGGTTCAAGCTGAATAATGTCCAGCTTTCGCCATGCCTCAGCATTCGAAAGCCCATCAAACAAAATAGAGCCGTCGCTTTCAACAACAGCCCATCCGTTAACGGTCTTCATTATTTTGGCCATGACAGCCCCTTTCGATTGGGGCAAGGCTCTTGTCAGTCACGGCCCCCCGTGCTAACTTTGCCTTGCGTTTCAGACCTTCGCACTATGCCTCACCCAAGGCAATTTGGCAAGCCCCGCGCCGGTTCATCCTAGCGCGGGGTTTCGCTTTCTAATCATCTTCGCAACACTGTTGCACACGGATAGCCGGTAAGGTATGGTGTTATGGCGCGGCGGCGTGGAAAGCAGACACGCAGGGCTTGACTATCGCCAGAGCCTAATACCCGGTGGAGAGAGTGTGGCTCTTTAATATCTTGGACATCCACCTAGCCGGAGTAGCGACCGGCCCGCGCTCAACCGCCATCCCTCGTATCAACGCCCCACTCTGCCAGACACTCGCGCACATCGTCTATCGACCGCACAACAGCCACGGGATAGCCCAGCGCCTCTAGCTGCGCGTGAACGGCCTTCTGTGCAGGGCTGGCGTAGTTGCCTTCCGCCTTGACCTCGAAAAACAGCGCCCCCGATTTGGTCAGCGCGATAATGTCAGGAAAGCCCGCTACAACGCCGCGCCGCTTGGCCTTGGCAAGTTCAATCTGGATTGCCAGCCCGCGCTTGTTAATCTCGTTGCGCGCGTGGTGAACTAAAGCGCTAGGCAAAACTTGCCGCAGGTAGGCAACGATAGCCTGCTGTATCGGCCCCTCTAGGTCACTTCGTTTTGACATAACAACGCATTCCAAACAAAACCTCTTTTAGCCAGACATACTTGCGCTTCATTCGTCAATCTCCTCGTTTAAAGCCCATATCATACCTACAGCGGCATCCTCTTCTTCTGCCATCAAATATTCCTCTAATAACCTCATATCAGAGACACTTGCATTGGCCCTCCGTGCAGACCTACGAAGGTAGTCTTTGTATTCATCGCTCATTATATCGCCCTCACCACATCCACATACACGCCCAGCCTTTCGGCCTCTCGCATTATCCAGCGCAGCGCCTCGGGCCACCCGTCACCGTCCATCACATGCGGCGCGTGGTGCTTTGCCCACATATACGCGTCGAGACGGTCGCAAAGCTTCACACGGCGGCGCTCTGTGGCCGTCAGGTCAGGGTCAGGCCCCCAGATGCAGAACCTCGCCCTGTCCTCTGCATCGCAGGTCACATGCGCGCCCTTGTGTGTGGCAGGAACATCGCCAACCTTGCTTTCCCCATCGTCGTGGGTCAGGGCATAGCGCAACGCCGCTGCGCTGGTGTCAGGCCATAGCGCCAGCATAAGGCGCGCCGTTCGCCCGTGGTGGCCATCGAGGCGGTCGCCCGTGTGTGCAAGCCAAGGGTTGGTGTGCCAGCGACGAAGAAAGCCCGCGCGGAATATCGTGGTCAGGTTAATCATTGCTTTCCCCCGGCGCTTTCGGCCATCTGAATGAGTATGTCTCGGAATGGTTCAGGCGTCCCTATCCTAGGTGCGCTATCTGTCCCGCCACCTTGAAACGCCAACTCGCCAGCGCGCTTGCACTTTTCCAGACCGTGCTTTTCAATCGCCCATGCCGGAAATTTTGGCTCACTTACGCCCCATTCAAATTCCGGCAAATCGCACCCGACAGCATAAAGCAAAGTCGGTTTGCGCGCGTAGTGCCCGTATCGGCCTTGCTCTACGCAGCAAGTCCATCCGCCAAAGCCATCTGCTGCAATCCATCCGCCAGAACGCGGCGGCTTGTTTAAGTTGAAGTGCGCCCAGGCATGGCTTCCCCAAGGATGCTCCAAGACGCCACCAAAGCGGCGGACAGCGTCCAGCGCGGCGGCAAAACACCCGCCATCGTCGCCCTTTACTTTGCGCTCACCAGTGCGCTTTATCCAAAGAGGCTGGCCCGCCCACATCTTGCCCCATCGCTGACAAGGCGGGTGAGCAACGACAGGATGCGGCCCGGTGTATTTCCGGGCGTCACGCTTTTCGTCCCATGGGTCAACGCTAGGCAGGCCAAAATATGCGCCACCAGTTTTGACATACAATGCGGCTATCACAGGTCTAGCCTCCCCTGCTCAGGACGCTGTGGACGCGCCGGTAATTCGCCATCGTCACCCGGTCGGTGTTGCCCATCTTGCGTAGACAACGCCTCTCTATCAGGCGCAACGTGCGCTCGCCATCTGGCTTCGACCTCGGCCCGGTGTTCTGCACAGGCCCATGCGACCCAATGGGCGGCTCTTTCTTTTCGCAGGCCGGGTGGCTGGAACCCGAAAGCCCCAGCCGCGCCGCAAACTTTGCAACCCTTTTGCATACCTTTTTCATGCCCTGTTTAACTGCGCAAATTCACCCCATTCTTCAAATGCTACAAAATTGTAAGCAGTTGCCGCATCATACTCTTTTTCAAAGCACCCAATATCTTTACCTTTGCACCTAGCAAGCCACATCCTGTTTCTTTTACTAACACCCCTGAATTTAGAGCTTTTTGTTCCAACGTAATTTCTGTTTGATGTATTTTCAGATTGAGAACATTCCCTTATGTTTACCCATCTATTATCAGACCGATCCCTGTTTTTGTGATCTATTACTTTAGGCCATCGACCTTCCATCAAAGCAAACGCAACCCTATGAGCATAATATTGCCGCCCATAAATTGAACTTACTTTATAAACAGTTGTTGACATAGACTTAAACGCCTCTTTTAATGCAAACCTATTATTCCAAATTTCACATGCTTCTTCTTTGGATTTTAACATATACCGCCCACTTGTTTTAAACATTTCTGGCGTTCTTGGTTTCCAAAAAAGCAATCCTGTATTTGGATTGTAATCAAGCAGATTGCCAATCTGATTTGGCAACAAAACAGTATGTTTTTTCATGGCTTTCTCATTTCTGCTAGAGCGCGGGTAAGGTCCAAGCTGGCACGACGAACAGCAGCCGTTTCCTTGAACCCGGTAACGCTTTTCATGCGACGAAAGTAATCATCGCTTGACGCGCGCAGGTTCATCGCGTCAACCGCATCGATAAACCTGTCAGCCGCCGCTTTGGCCTCGTCAACTTTCCATTGTTGCATGGTGCTATCCTCCTACCTGTATTTCATGCCAAGGCGCAAACGGCGATCAGTATCAAAATCATCACGCAACTTTTTAATCTCCGCATCCCTTGCGCGCAGTTCATCGCCAATGATTTTTCCCATCCCGTCAACAAGCTGCTGTAGCGTTTTTGACGTAACGTATTCATCGCCGCGAAAATTTATCTTAAACATACTCACCCCCATCAGAACGGGATTTCGTCGTCCAGATCACGCGCCGCGCCGCCCTGAGACTGCCCACCATCGCATCCGCTATCATCGCGCTGGTATCCGCCGCCATCGTCGTTGCGCGCGCCGTCCAGCTTTTGCAAGATCGCTTGTGGACCCTGCAATATAACCTCGGTGCTGTATCGGTCCTGCCCCGACTGGTCCTGCCACTTGCGGGTGCGCAGCTTGCCGGAAACAAACACCTTGCTGCCCTTGCTGAGAATTTGCTCAGCAACACCGGCCAGCGGCCCGAACACCGCGACCGTCACCCATTCGGTCATTTCCTTGCGCTCGCCTGACGTTTTGTCTTTCCATTTCTCAGTGACAGCGATGCGCAGGTTTGCCACCTTGTCGCCGTTCTGGAATGTGCGCACTTCAACGTCGCGGCCAAGGTTGCCTATGAAGTTACATTGATTGAGGCTCATGCGTCACCGCCTTTCAAGCGGGCGGCAATCATTGCGTCGGCAATAATGTAGGCGTTCTTTGCCGCGTCGAATTCATCGTCGAATAGTTTGTGATTTGTTGGGTCTGCACAAAGCCCGTTAATTATTTGCCCAGCAAACCAGTCGCGCAGGGTCATGCCCTCGTAATTCAAAATACGCCCTGACGTTGTTTCGCCCATCGCTGGCCCCGGGAACGCTGGCCCGCCGGTGTTGTCTGTATCACTCATTGTTTGTCCCCTTCACGCGCCCATTTCAGCGCCGCCACGCGCAGGAAGTTGCCCATTCCGCGGATGCCTTCGCGCCGCATTGCGGCCTTAATTGTGGCCCG